TTAGTTTTTTAAATGTTTTGATAAAATTTCTTTAAACTCATTGATAAAAACAGTGTCGGACTGACGGCTGCTTTCTATTTTGTCAGTAGTGCCTTTCGGCGGCTCCTGTTCTTTTACTGATATTGTTGGTGTTGCGTAATTGCTCCCCTTTACTACTGCCGAACCTTCTACTACTTTAGCTGTTGTAACAGCCCAAAAGTATCCCATAGCATCCGCAACATCTTTATTTATAATTTCAGGATAATACTTATCCCAATTTTCTTTCTCTTCCTTTGCCCATTGCTCGCCTGAATTAACACACATGAAGATATCAACATATCTCATTCCAACCGAATGTTCTTTTACATATCCCTTTGCGTATTGCTCAAACATAAAAGAATTTCTTCCCTTTTCAATGTTAGCATCAAATACCAACGCTTCTGTTTCACCGTCGAAATCAAAACCTAAATCACGCCATTTATATGTTTTTGTGCTTGCGGATACATCATCAGTAATTATATTTGCAAATTTCATTTGATGTTCTTGCAGCAAATACAGTGTTTTTTGTTCTTTCAGTGACTTTTTCCAAAGACCTTTAATATGCACATCTCCATGTGAATCAAGCAAGTTTGTTGTGTTTATAACCGCACGTACTTTTATTGAATCTTTTTGTAATAAATTCTGTGTATTTGCAGGTTCAGCCTTTAAAGCATCTCCTTTTTCGGTTATAATAGGAACATAAAATGAAATTGCATCAGCTTCTTTCATCATAAATTTTTTCTCTGCAATAAGTGTTTTCTTATTTTCAATTAAAAACTTATGTAGTTCCTCTTTTGTTGTGTATTGACTTAAATCTGTCATTTTATTACAATATTTTGATTTTTAATCTCCTTGTTTTTTTGTTCACGGAGTTTATCAATCTGTTTCTTTGTCATATCCATAGCTTTATTCTAAATATGGTTCTAAAAATGTCCTTGCTTCGTCTTTGCTAACAATTCCAGCCGTTACTGCCGGCGTGATTGCTGCCAAAGCCTGATTTAATGCAATTGCGCTTTCTTTTAGTGCCTCTTGAAAGAAATCCAAATGTGACCAATCAGGGTAATACTCCCAATCACGTGTTGGTATTCCTTTCATTTTAACAATGTCCTTATATCTTACGGTTGCTTCAGGAATAATAGTTCCAGTATGAAACTCCTTTCGTGCTTCCGGCATCGCCTTAAAACGTGGTTCTAAAGCAAAATAGGCATTTGGTATTCCAAAGCGTTTCCCAATTTGCAATGCAGCTTCTTTAGCTAATTCAGGAAGTTGCATATCAACAATTTTAGATGTCAGAGGCACATAATTTGCGACCCCTTTCATCACGATATATTTTAATTGCTCACGAAGTCCGCCATATCGTTTTAATGCCTTGTGTATTTCTTCCTGTTCATCATCTAAAAATGGTGCAGTAATCATATCAACGTCACGTGCGCCTTGTGATATGATACCACGTGCGCCACCATCAGCAATAAGCTGTGTTGACATTTGCCCTATACTTAAAAGCGTTGATATTGGCTCTTTAAGTGAATACAGACGGGATAATCCACGAACGCCATCATGGTTGAAAAAATCATTGTCAATAAAAGAATAAATCTCATCACGTTCCAACCTCAAAACAGCACCTGTCTGCAAGTCTATCTCGTAATAATCAGGTTCTTTTTCTGCGAATTTATTTGATGATTGGAGGTATTTCGGTTGAATTAAATGGTTTGAAATTGGATAATAATCAAATTTATTTAATCCTGGAAGTTTTGATTTATAGACATAACCACGCCCATAAACACAAGCATAAGCCTCCAACATGTTATTAAAACTCCTGAAATCCTGATACTCGTTGTAATAATTCAGTTCTTTTAAGTCCTGTTTAACGGTTGCGTTTTTTATCTTTCGACCATCATCATCCTTTGCCCAAATTCGCAAATTGCTTATAGCATCACATCTTGTAATAACACAAGCCTGAACAACTGAAGATTTATTTAGCGCATCACGCTGACCATGTACGGTATTAGTATTTACTTCTGTAGAATTACTATTGCCATATATAGCACTTAATATGTCGTTTTGAGATGGTATCATGCCATCCCTTGTATAAATTCTGCTTGTATTGAATGCCATAGCTAAATTTTATAATGCAAATATATAGATTTTTTCAATAATAATTGTTATTTGATAGTTTTTAACATAAATTATCATTTCCATTTGTGGAAATGCCATATACAATATCCTGCACTATCAATGCCATGATTATAATCATCAATAGGTATGTTTGTTTGATTCCCTTCGATAATCATATAAACGTAATTATCAAATTCTTCTACGGCTTCAGGCGTTTCAACAACATGTAAATTGAATTTTTTCATGTTGCTAAGTCTAACCGTTACCATTGGTTTTTTGACCTTAACAAACTGGATGCCCCTTATCTTGTGATTTTCAGGGTCTATTTTTGCTTTTTCGCAGTCTGATTGTATTTTTTTATTTTCATTGATGATAATTGCATTGAGTTCGCGGACAAAATGAACATCTTTATACCTGTCTGCGCTATCGCAAGCAACTATAATATGGGCAGTTTCAAGCCCGTTTGCTTCTTTTTTACGTCTTTTCTGTTCTTCAAGTAAGAAAGGCATCACGGCTTTATATAGCATATCAGTATTATCATAAGGGTTATAGGTAAGATACTGAATGTATATGTTGTTTCCTTTTCTTCCTACTTTTGTAAGGACTGACGGGTCTGATGTATAACCGAAGTCAAGTCCGAAGTGAACAGATTCGCAATCATCAGGGAAAGTTTCAATCCAATTTATGTTTTTGAAAACGGCACCTTCTTCAGGACATCTAATTCCTTCACCGTAAACCATCCAATCGTGATAATTTGCCGTTCCGTTCTTAATGTTATATTCATTTGGTCTGCGTTGCTCTATTGGAACTTTCCAACATCTGTTTTCTTCATCGTAATCGTCAAAACTCCAGGGGCATTTAGATAAGATATTACCTTTTACTTTCGGGTCAATGTGTTTATTGTCCCTGAATGTTGTTTTGGTAAACAGAGTATTAAATCTGCCTTCCCATTTAAAGATAAAATGTTTTGAGTATTTAGGATTCCAGTCAAATAATCCAAGCATTTCACAACGCATAAGCAAATTATCCATTGTTTTTTGATTATTTATGTCTAAAGCCTCATTGACATAAATAATATCGCTTCGTCCAAGCTCTTCGCCACCATCTAAGCCAATAAATTTAATAGTTGAACCCCAAAGCGTGTATTCAGGTGATTGGTTCTCGTTTCTTGCATAATCCGTGCTGTATATTCCGGCAAGTGTTAGTTTCTTTACAAAATCCTCTTTATATGCAATTTCCCTGCATGATTTCAGTGTTTTACGGACAACATAGATGCTTAGATTCCGTTTATTTTTAAATTGATCGCAAAAGAAAATAAGTAAATCATAAATATCGAAAGTTTTCCCGCTACGAGAAGACCCTTCACAACAAATATCTATCCGCTGTGTTGTACCCGTATTTGGATTTATTTTCTTTTTATTCTCTTGATAGAACTCAACCATTTTGTAAAACAGTTGGTTCGGGTCAAAAGTTTTAACTACAAGCTCTTTTGCCATTATTTTGAAATATATCTTTTAGCCTCAATGTATTCTTTTTTCTTTTCTCGGATAAAGTCAGTCGATTCTTTTTTATCAGCAAACAAGTCAATAGAATACCCGATATGAACAATATACATGATTTTCAAATTAAATATCCTGATTATCTTAATCCTGAAATCCATTGAATAGGCATAAAAACAACTGCCGGGGTATTCTTTCACGAAAAAAAGTTTGTTTAACTTATTCATATAAATACTTTTCAAATTGTTCTAAAAAATCATCAAAACTTCTCACGATTAAATAAACACCGCCAGCCGCTTCAATTTCACGTTTTACTTTTAATTGGCTTTCACGTATCTTATCTTTACCGATTTTTACTTCAATGGATATGCTTTTTCCTTTTACCACGGCGTTAATATCTGCCATTCCATTAGTAGAGCCTGAGCGGACAAATTTACCTATCTTAGCATTGTAATTGCCCTGTGTGTT